GCTTGGCGAAGTCGTAGCCGTGGTTGAACAGGTCGATGAGTTGTGGTGTGTTCACTGTGGTATTGGGTGGAAAGGTTAGCGGGGAACGATGAGGGCTTGCGGGTATTTCTCCCGGATGCGGGCGAGGCGAGCGATGGGCTCGGGGTGGTCGGCGCTGTGCCAGGACCACGCGCGGGACTTGTTGTCTGTCCAACGACACTTGTGACCCCTATCGATGGAGTCCAGGTAGAGCTCCCAGTCCGGAGCAAGCTGGATGACTACGCGGGCTGATTGTGTTTTCTGCGGGCGCTTGTGTTTCGCGCCGTAGGCCTGCTCCGCTAGGAGAGCCGCTGTGTAGAGCTCCGGATTCATTCGGCACACTCCTTGCACGCTGCGAGTTCGGAGGGAGTGAGAGCGTCCTCGAGATGGAGAGCGAGGATTCGTTTGTAGGCTCCGCGGACGGCGGCCCGATACTGTTCGCGTCGGTTGTAGCCGATGCAGCCGCAACGGTAGTCTTGGATGGCGGATTCGAGAAACTCGAGCGCCTGATCCTGCACGGAGTTGAAGCGGGGAGCCCTGTGGGTCCCGAGTTTGGAGTAAGGTAGGGATACTGTATTCACAGCATCACCCAAACACCTTCGTTTGGTACCGTCAACACTGTTTTTTGCCCTGCTGCGATAATAGTGCGATGTCACTGACAAGACTCGTCCTCCGGAATTTCCAACGGCACCGTAGACTCATTCTGTCCCTCGATCCAAAGGTGACCACGATCATCGGAGACACTGACGCTGGAAAGTCCGCGGTCTTGCGGGCACTGCGGTGGGCGTGCAGGAACAAGCCTAATGGGGCTGACTTTGTCCGACACGGGCAGAAGAGATGTCGTGTTTTAGTCCGTACGGAGGGACACAAAATCGAGCGGAGACGAGGGAAGGAGAACAGCTACTTCCTCGACGGCAGTGAGCTCAAAGCCTTCGGTTCAGACGTGCCGTCTCCCGTGCAGAAGGTACTCCGTTTGACGGATCTTAACTTCCAACTCCAGCACGATCCTCCATTCTGGTTTGCCCTATCAGCAGGGGAGTTGGCTCAGAGGCTGAACGAGATTGTCAATCTCTCCAAAATCGACTCCTTCCACAAGCGGATCCGCGCGGGGCAGAGCAAAGCTAAGGCTGAGGTGGAAGTGAGACGGGAGGCAGCTAGAAAGCTCAAGGCTGAGCTCCTAGGGATGCGTCCGGTTGAGCAGTTCCTCCAGGAGCTCGAGAAGCTCGAGAAGATCGAGGCCCAATTGGAAAAACTGAAGGGAGATCGTAGTGATTTGGGTGCATGGTGCGAGACTGCGGCTCCCGTTCTTGCGTGGGCTGAGACGGACGTTCCGGACGTGTCGGGATTGAAAAAGACCTACTCTGATCTCGAACACTTAGTCACACGGACAAACCGTCTACGCTCTCTCATCAAACAGACGCAGGACGCGAAAGTAGAGGTAGCCGCCCGCAAGGAAGTCGCACGGACTGCAGAACGAGAACTCCACGAGCAAACCAAAGGACAAATATGCCCGATCTGTCATCAGACAATCCGGTGATCGCTCTTGCGGTCGCCGATCTCCACCTCACCGCAGAAGCCCCGATCGCCCGCAGTGGGGAGCCTTCGTGGGAAGAGGTTGTGCGCCGGCAGTTTGAGGAGCTCAAGCAACTGAGTTTCTCCCACGGCACTGTCCCCATCCTTTGCGCCGGGGATATCTTCGACAAGTGGAACGCTTCGGCCGAGACGATCAATTTAGCTCTCTCCTACATGCCGAGAATGTTCGCCGTCCCTGGCCAACACGATCTCCCGTACCACGAACTGAGTGAGGTTCACAAAACCGCCTTCGGTGTGTTGGTGAAGGCCGGGAAGGTCGAACTTGTGACCTCTGATCGAGTCATCGGCATCCCTGGAGTAGGGACTTTCACCCTACATGGTTTCCCGTGGGGAGTACCGGTTCAAAGGGATCCCTCCGATCCAGATGAGATGCTCCACATCGCGATCATTCATGCCTATTGCTGGCATGGTAATGCAAAACACCCTGAGGCCTCTGAACGAAGTGAGCTTCGTCGTTTTGATCTCCGAGGCTATTCCGTGGCCGTTTTCGGGGACAACCACAAACCCTTCGACGCATCCCTTCCCACTTGCCAGGTCTTCAACTGCGGAGGGTTTTTCCGCCGCAAGTCAGACGAAGTCTGCCATCGGCCCCGCGTAGGGATGATCCATCTGGACGGGTCCGTGGAGACTCACTGCCTCGACACGTCGAAAGACATCTTCGTCTCCACCACCGCTAAAGACTCTCCGAAAACCGAAGAGCTCGTGGGGGTGGCGGAGTTCGTCGAGGGACTCACCACAATGGAAAAAGGAAGTGTCGATTTCGTCGAAGCCCTCGAAGTGTACCAAAAGACCCACGAGCTCAGTCCTGTCGCTGCCCGACTTCTCCGCCAACTCACCGATGAATCTTGAAAAATATCAGCGGCTCCTCCGCACAGTCGAGGACGCTAAAAGCAAACACGAACGGGCCACCGGCGCTGCCAAACAACTGCTCCAGCAACTCGAAACCGAGTATGCGTGCCACTCCCTCGAGTCCGCGAAGAATCTACTGTCCCAGCAAGTAGAGCAGATCGACCTACTCGAGAAACAGCTAGAGGGAGAAATGCAGATGTTCCTCAAGAAGTGGAAGGGGTTCCTCGATGAAAACAGCTGATCTCCGGAGCATTGGAGAGCGTATCGCAAGCGATCTTAGGGCTACCCGCAAAAGGCTTAGGGTAGAGAGAGAAGAGCGTGGAAGAGCGAAGGAAGAGCAAGCAGCATGGGAAGAGGTCCGACAGGTTGTCGTAGGGATTGCGCAGACGATGCAGCAGAAGGCACACCAGCAGATTTCCACTGTGGTCTCACGTTGCTTATCCGCTGTGTTCGAGGACCCTTACGAGTTCCGCATCCTCTTCGATCAGAAGCGGGGGAAGACAGAAGCTCGAATGGTCTTCGTTCGGGACGGGCAAGAGATCGACCCCATGTCAGCTTCGGGTGGAGGTGTGATCGATGTCGCAGCATTTGCCCTCCGTCTCGCGTGTCTGCTTCTAGCAACTCCCCGCCCACGTCGCCTGCTTGTGCTGGATGAGCCCTTCCGGTTCGTCAGTGCTAAGTACCGGCCAAAGATTCGGGCCCTCCTTTTGCAGCTCTCCGAAGAACTCGGGGTCCAGATCATTCTCGTTACCCATATCACAGAACTCCAAATAGGCACAGTCCACACCATCGAATGAAAATCACACTCGTTACCTGCACTGGTGGTCGTCCGGAGGCGTTTGCCCTCTGCGAGAAGTATATGACCCGCCAAACCCGTCAACCTGATCAATGGTTCGTGTTGGATGACGGGGATCAGCCCACCCCCATCATCCCCATGTCCCATGCTGTGGGACAAAAGAGGATCTACAACAAGGGATGGCAGGGTTCCGCGTCCCTCATCAACAAGCTCAAGTGGCTCTTCCTCGAGCACAGCGAGGAGATCATCGGAGATGTCGTCTTTTTCATTGAGGATGACGACTGGTACCATCCCGAATATCTCGAGCGGGTGATGGCTGAGTTCGAAGGCCACAGAGACTTCGCGAAACAAGAGCTGATGGCTTATGGCGAGCCCTATGCCTACTACGTCAACGTGAAGCATCGGTGGTGGCTCCGTCACCCCAATGTTCGGCACGCGAGTCTCTGCCAGACGGCTCTGCACCGTTCGGCTTTCCCCACACTGCAAACCATTCTCAGGGACCAAGCGAACCCGTTTATTGACGTGTCTTTTTGGGCCCGCTTGTCCGGGTACAAGATGATCAAGTCCTTAGTGGATGACAACCATCCCCTGGTGGTCGGAATCAAAGGGATGCCTGGTCGGAAAGGGTACGGTGTAGGGCATAAAGAGATCCGACCGAAAAACAGTTTCGAAGACCCTCTGCTCGAGAAGTTAGACACACTGATTCCTCAGGAGGATGCAGAGACTTACCGGAAGTTCTATCTGCAACCGTCGGCAGTGCTCATCCCCGAAGTGAATATGCAGATGAAGGCTTCCGATGCTCACGGGCATGGTCCGGTTTGGGGGAAGCACCTGTGGCATCTGCGGAACAAGCCCAACGCAGTTGGAGCCGAAATCGGCACGTTCCAAGGAGACTCCGCGAAGTGGATGCTCGATTGGATCTTTATCGGTCCCGAATCCCACTATTTCTGCGTGGATCCGTTCACGGGCTCAGCCGAACACCAACGTCGTGGGATTTCCTGTTCCAAGAACGAAGCTATCACTCGAGACAAGCTGAACCAATACGGGGAGCGAGTGTCGATCCATGTGATGACTTCCGCCGAGTTCTTCGACTATGATCAGGAGCTTCGCAACCGTCTCGACTTCCTCTACATCGACGGAGCCCACGATGCGATGAACGTCTTGCGCGATGCTGTAATCGGCTTTCGGGCAGTGAAGTCTGGAGGCATTATCATCTTCGACGACTACCGTTGGACTGACATGCCTCGCGAGCTCGACCGTCCGAAGAAGGCGATCGATGCTTTCGTGGCTTGCTACGCAGATCACATCGAGCTTCTCCACGTCGGGTACCAAGTTGTCATTCGGAAGAAGTAAGCCGATGAACGTCGACGTCTACATCCTATGCCGGAATGAGGAGGAGATCCTCCCCTACGTTCTCCGTCACTACCTCACCTTCGCCCGGCACATCTTTATCTACGAAGGACGGAGCACAGACAACTCGAGAGGGGTCATTCAGAATTTTCAATGGATTCACAACTCCCTAAAAGGGCCTCCCGAAAAATGGCCCAAATATGATCGAATCAATGTTATCGACTGGGAGAAAGGGCAGCAATTGGACGACACCGAGAACTCTCATCTGAAGAGTGTCTGTTGGCTAGGAACCATGGCTGACTGGGTCATCTGTGTCGACTGTGATGAACTCATCTATTTCCCCACAGGGGTTGATCGTGAGCTCACTCAGCTGTGGCAACAAGGGACGGCTGTTGTAACTCCGAAAGGGTGGGAAATGATAAGTGAGATCTTCCCCACCACTCCCGGGCAAATCTACGACGAGATCAAGTATGCCTCCCCGGATGACCGGTGGTACGGGAAACCCGTGCTTTTCCGCCCCTCCCTCGTCAAAGCTGCACAGTTTGCCCCAGGAGCGCACGGAGGGGCTTTCGTGCTCTCCAATAGGTCTCGGAAGAGCGTGGATTTCCGCACTCCCCGCACAGTTCCAGAGGTCTGGCTCTTACACTGCAAACATCTAGGCCCGATTGAGCGGGTGGCTCGCAGGTATGATCAGGTTCGCCAAGCCTACTCCGCCAATAACGTCGCCCACCATTGGGGAAACTATGACGCTGGGATCATACATGCTAAAGACAAGCGAACACTCCTCTCTAAGAATGTTCGCCGCATCATCCCCTAGGGAGATGCTTCGGGGGCGGAGGAACCGCTAGAAACCTCCGCCCCCTACTAGCAACCCCACACACCTCGGAGAGGACGTCTCCTCACCGAGAAAGGGGACCGACAAGATCCAATAAAGAGCTTTCAAGTTCCGAAAGTGGAAATGGTTTGTGGAGGATCTTTATCTTCAGATTGATGTTCTGCAGTTCTGAAAGATCGTTGGCATATCGTTCGACGTACCCAGTCACGATAATCAATCCGCAACCTTTCCTTACGGCTCTCTGAGCCACGGCAATCCCACTTCCATCTGGAAGACACAAATCGCAGATAACCACTTGGAACTTTTGGTGTGATAAAGCGTAAAGAGCCTCACTCACTTTCGAGGCTCGCATATAGGAGCAGTCGATAGAGAGGATGACTTTGGCAAAAATGTCCGCGATCTTGGGCTCATCTTCAACGACTAGAACTGTGGGTTTCATTGATAGTGTTTCCGTAGTTTATTGATTTCGCGTCGGAGGGCTTCGTTCTCTGTAGAGATAGTTTGAATAAGTGTTTCCTTTCTCTCTACTTCTCGGAACATAGCATCTCGAAATTTGTCATTGGCGTCAATGAGAGCTTGAAACCCGTGTCTATCCTCAGAGGACGACTTCACCCTCCAAGTGATGTAGGACGATAGAATCGCCGCAACGATCGGTCCCACAACGACCAGTGATTCTTTCAGGTTTGAAGTGTCCATGATTGGGAAATGTATCGTTAAGTTATGAACCGCACGAGCGTCGCCGGCCCACCGCCCCACCTGCGCGAGGCCTTGCGCGAGGCTGGAGTGGATGAGGGCGGAGCAGGCGGAGGCGCATGCCCCACTCTACCACGCGGGCCGGACCTGAGACCTAACCAACGGTGATGGTCCCATCGGTCCATCGCGGCGACCTCAGTGGCGGTGAGCCGCCCGGCCGCGATCAGAGCGACGCATACGCCCGCCCGGCGCCATCGTTGTGCAGGTGCGCGATCTCTTCGGACCGCAACGGGCGGCGCCAGTAGGCGAACCCGTCCACGAGCAGGGCCGCAGAGCCTTGGGCCATGCCGCAGTAGAGATTGTTTGCTAGGGCCAATGCGTTCTCATTGGGGGTTGACGTGAGCGTGGCTCGCACTGCTAGTCCGTCGTGCCCGTACCCGATCCACGAGAGATTCAGCGGATCGCAGACCAGCGCCAGGAAGACCCATTGATTGAGCGCGCACGGGGCATTGACCGAATGCGTCCAGTTCCAGCCATCGTTCGAGAATGCATACTGACAGGTAGCCCCGCCGGAATTGATATAGGCATACCACGACCGAGCGTACAGGGCTGAGTCTCCATTGGCGCCGGCCCAATAGCAGTCACCTGCCGATGCGTTGATCCACGCGCAGCAGGTCCACCCGGACCTCGCCTTTTTCTGGAGCGTCGGATAGTTGAGCACATTGACCTGATTGGACCCATCGAATGAGAACGCGCGGCCGATTTTTCCCGCCGCGCCGGCCGGCGTCCCAACCCATGCGCACGACCGGCCGGCGTGGAGATCGACCGGCGCATTATCGGCGGTGCAATCGAGCCAGACCTCTAGTCCGGTCTTTATTGTGTATCCTGACGAGCCGCCAGATGATGGTGTTTGCGGCACCCATTGGTTACCATTCCAAATTGGGACTTGACCATTGGTTGCTCCGCTCTGCGTCAGGTTGGCCAGTGAGTGTCCGTGCTCGGTCGCTGCTCTCGCGTCGAGCGCTGCAACGAGGTCGGTCTGGCCTGCTAGGTCACCCGTGATCGCGCCCCACGCCGTCCCGCTTTGGCCCGATGAGAGGGGCCGGCGCTCCCACTCGGCGAGCGCAGTGCCGTGGCCTGCGATACAGTGCCAGCGCCAATCGGGGTCGTCGGCGCGGAGGCAGCTATCGCCCGGCGCGACAAACGTGGGCTCGGCTAGGAGCGTGGTCGAGTCGAGCGTATGCAGCGCGAGCATCGCGGCCTCGTCGGCGACGGTGCCGTGTGTACGCGCAAATCCCGCGATCGGCTCGTGGCCGAGGACTACAAGCCGGCGGTCGGGGGCAACGGTGCACGACAGCTCCTGCGCGCCAAGCGGCGTGGCCACATTGAGCCCGAGCATTTGGCGCATGAGCGCGTAGAGTGAGCCGACGATGGGCGTGATACGTGCGATGTTCATGGTGTGACGGGCCAGAGGCCAGCGGGGCAGATGGACTCAGGCACAGCGAGTAGCGGCGGACGCTCGGCGGCGGCAGGGTGGGCACAGCGGATGTCGCATGCGGCGCAGGTGCTGCCGCCGCGAGCGACATGCTCGCAGGCACGGCACGCGGCGATGCGGGCGGCGAGCTGCGCCTGTGCGTCGGGCGGCGGCGTAGGACGCGGCTCCATGCCGGCGGCGAGCTGCTCTGGCGTGAGCGGGTCGGTGGAGCGCTGCGGGGTGATGGGTAGCTGCCAGATCATGCGGCCTCCACGGTGCTCGACGCGATGCGGGTCTCGTAGCCCGCCCTGGGCTCGATGGTTTGCCAGTCGAGGCCAGCCTCGCCGTCGAGGTTGGCCACGAAATAGTGGGTGCGGGTACCATCGGCGGCATACGCGCCTGTGGCGGAGGCGGTCTCGTCCACCGGACGGCTCTCTAGCGCGACCGTCACCCGGTAGCGTTGCCACGGGGTGAGGCCGATGAGCGTCGGTGTCGTCACGGCAGGGGTGCCAGCCGTGTGCTCGGTACGGTAGCGGGCCTCCCGGTACACGCCGGTGATGCCGGTCGTCGGGATGGTGCGGATCGCAGTCTGGCCGGTCGTCCATGCAGGACTGGTCGCTAGCAGGCGGGAGATCGCCGCGTCGGAGGAGTCGGGATCGGCGAGGTCCCAACCGCCGGTTCCGGTGTCGATGGCACCATCGCCACCGGAATCAGGAGAATAGCACGAGTGCGATGGAGCGGCGGCGTGTGTGTGCGAGGTGGCTGAGTAGCCGTCTGAATATGGCCGATACGATGTTGCGGCCCCGTAGTCGTTTGTCATCACGGTGCCGTCTATCGCTCGGATTGTCTCGATGACTGTCCCGGAGCGCGCTCCGGTGGCCGCGTCGTATTGTATCGTCCCGGCGTAGGCCCTCGCCCGATAGAGCCCCGATGGGGTCGCACAATTTGGCGGGAAACTAGTGTAGTCGGTGCGGACTGATCCGGCTGCGGTCACTCGCCGATAGCGCGGCGGAGGGAGGGTTGCGGCTCCGTAGATGTACTCCTCGTACCCGACGAGTGTCCACGAGCCGCCGCGCGCCTGCGCGGTGATGGAGCCCTCGGGGGTGCCGGCGCCGGTGGTGCCGTTGAGGTCGTCGTAGGTGCCGGGGACGGGCGAGTCGTCTAATGTATAAGGGGAAGATATTACTCCTTCCTCATGTGTACACCACTCACCTACTCCTTTACCTATTGGTCGAACTCGAATAGATAATTCAGTATCGTTCTCAACAGGAATCTGGACAGAACTCTCAGTCGTTCTGGGTAACGGAGTCCAATCAGATCCGACTCCTGTTTTGTATTCCACATCGTAGGACCAAGCTCCTAGCGTGGGGCTCCAAGTGACATATATTTCTGAGGTGCTACCCGGGGACCAAGCCCAATATACCGAAGAGCAATTCAAGACAGGAATATCGGGGATGTTTGTGGTAGGTTCGGATGAACCGCTCCCCGATTCTTCCTCAGGAACTTCAGTGTCACCTTGAAAGACATTCACGTAGCTGTAGGCTTCAATTGTCACAGTATCGTCATCATTCGGCTCCACATTAGAGACAATACACATCTTCGCCCAAGATGTGGTAGCGCCGAAAAGGAACAAAGGTGGTTCTTCATTGGGTCCTTGAATAAAGACACCTTCTCCGAAATCCTCATCCAGGATGATATGCTGTGTGTCTAACCCTTCATGTACCGCGTACGGTCCTGCAACAGAACCATTTCGTAAACGGAAACCGACAACATAAGAGGCACCGGAAACAAAAGAGACAGGCTCCGATACTTCCAACACGGGTCCGTCTTTGCTTAACAGCAAACCAAAAGAGGACCACTCGGGGATGTCATGTGATATACCAATCAAAGCTCCGTACAGCGGTAGATGCCCCTCCAGTCCAGTCGTAAAAGAGAAGGTCTCTCGAATATACTTCTTCTGTCGTCTCATGTAGAGACCATCTCGATATGCCCAAATCTTGTCTGTCTGTCCTACCAATGAAATCTCTTCCAAATTGTCATCTGTATCGTCCCCATCTAGACAGTCAAGAGTGTCTTCCAAAAAGTCGTCTGGATTGATATAAGTGACACGAACTCCCGTATAGTCCCCTGATTTGGGCATGGAGATCTTCCATTTGAATGATCCTTCCACCATGTTGTGGGGAGCAAACAAAGCAGTGGGTATCGTATGGGGCGTGTCCTCGACAACAGAAATGAGGGAGGTCAATGGGACAGGGACAGACCGAACAGAACTCATCGCAGCTTTGGCTGCCTCCCAAACGCTCGTTTTTTGGTCAAACGTGTAGTCAAAATGTCTTCCGGCTTCTTCCCATTTGTCTGCTAGTGTGGTGAATTTGGCCAGATCAAATTTGGTTGCTGATAGCCGGCCACCATATTTAGAGCGGAAGATATCACACATTGCCCACATAGGACTTCTTGTCGCAACAGGAGCAGACCAAGACTGATTATCTACATTGTAGACTGGCAGTTTTCGAGTTGCCCAAACGTTATAGGTTGTGGCCGTAGTGTCATTTAGCTGATAACTCGCCTTCATTTTGACGGCCACCGTGGTGACTCCGGGATACGTTCGAACTTCTGCCTTGTATCCTCGCAAGGCTTCCCAACGAAGTGTGTCTGTTGTCTTGTTATTAGGATCGGTAGAGGAGATGCGTTCTCCTTTCACCATATATCGACCAGCATCAACGCTCTTAGAGATTGTAAATCTCTGAGGGGTATTGGTACACATCGTTTTGGAGAAGTTCGTGAGAAATTGCCAACCCCCGATGATTTCACCAGAATCATTTATGGGGGCATACACGAAATTCGCAACGGAGGTAGCCGAAACCATCTTCCCTTTGCTGTTGGTGGCATATAGACCACCGGGAAGAGACACGTCTATGGAAATTGTGGTGATGGTAGTACCTGCTTCGTTCACCACAAAAGGGCCTGCTTCAGTGTGCTCAGGATCGTCATAAGGTAACAGTTCAATGTTGTTAACCTCAATTGAGGTTGTCACATTGTCTCGAATAAGACGGACCTCCTCCCCCGGAGCATACACCTGGTAAGATACATCTGAGAAATCAGAGATGTCGGTGTCGTCTATCTGATGACGCTCTATTTCAAATTCACCCTGTCCCAAACAATACAAAGCGTAGAGATATTGTTCATTGTTCTCATATTCGTTGTAGGGTGCTGAAGCATAGGAAGGATAAAGGCGACAACGTCCATACGAAACTTCGATGGGACTCCCCAACTTTATCTGGTTTTTCCGACCTCCTCGGATATTGTAAACAGAATCAGCTTCCGGGAGAACCCCTGTCTTTGCCGGACGGATTAGAAAAGCTATCGCAATAGATGCGACAACAAGAAGCCAAAACACATAAGGGACCGCGACAAATTGCGGCATCTCTAGGAACAATACGACAGACCCCTCCTTCAGAGATTCCCCTTTCCAGGCTTCCCGCATTTTGGCCACACCATCAATCAATACTACCGTGGGACGTTCAAACTCTATGAAATTTGGAAACAGTATTTGGATCAATTCCGAGATCGTACACCCTTCCGGAACAGAAAGCTCCTTCACTTTTTTGGAGTGATCCATCTCTTCTGTGCTGAAGGTCTGAATCGCTTGAATTACCGTAATGTTCATGGGTGTGAAAAATAGATGAATTTGCGTATCCCTTGTCTTCTCAGCTCAGACTCTGTAGAGGCAATGACCCCAGCGGCTCCTTGACAATGGATGATAAGACCACCGTCCAATTCGGTGAATATTCCTACATGTGTGGTTTTTTCGCAGCCTCCCATTGCGACTCCGGCCCCTTCCGAGCCCTTTGTTGCTAGGGAGAAGCAAAGACCCGGAGCTTTCTGTTCAATGTCGGAGAACGCCTCCAAACAAGCTTTCCTGTCCGTGGCTTCAACACCAGGGTAACAAGGTAACAAGATCCCGAAGTGGGTCTTGTAGACCCACCACACAAACCCCCAACAATCAAAAGAAGAGGGACCACGTCCACCGGATACCCACGGCATACCGATGTAAAGGGAAGGCCAGTCCTTTCTATCTGGTGTGATCATATTGTATCAGGAACCAAGACCCGGAAAGCGTCGACGGGTGTATGTTTCACTTGGGAAGGTCTTGTTGACTAGATCCGATATACTGGCCCGAGCTGATACTTGAATCGCCCCAACTTCTATATCCGATAGAGTCAACTCTAAGGGAGGAACAAGCTGCGGAGAAGACAAATCTGAAGAGAGATGCAACCGATAAAGACACTTTGCTTCAGTAGTGAAGTTGACAGTTTGTTTGAAAAAGTCGGAGATTCTTCGGTCAACGTTGTCGATCACGAGTTGGAGTTCTTGTATGCCATCTGCGTTTACAGACGGACGAGTTACTCCAAAACTACAGGCGATGAACAGAACACTAGGACCTGGGGTCTGTCCATCATATCCGTCCTCCAAACCCAAAATAAGATCTTGCATCGACTTTACCAAATAGACACTGCCTGTGATAGAGGGATGAACCAGTTCTATTGATTCGATCTGTGGAATATCTGATCGAGCAGTAGCATAGGCTTCTTTGATGGCGTTTTGTAGAGAATCATCCATGATGTTTATTCGGGTAGGTCCCTATCCAGTTCAATGGAAGCGGAGATAGACCATCCTCCATCTCTCTGTTGATACTTGAAAGAACCCCCCACAAACCGGGCTGAGGTTGTAAAGGTTCCAGAAGGTCCCATCAATGTGATGGTGAACCAATCTGCTCCTAGATGAATAGTGTTCTTCCACCAGGAAAGGAATGTGGAATATTCATTATCTGTGTGGAACATAGTAACGGAATACGTCCACAGCGTTTGAGTGAATCTCAGACGTTGTCTAGGCCGTCCACTGTCCATATCTGTTCGAATAACAGGGACAGTGGGAATTCCATTTGGTCCAAATAGAGGACCGGGGACATCAGGCCAAGTGCTCATATACTGTTTCTCCCAGAGCCGTTTCCACGGCGAAGAGTGTTATAGGTTCCCTCAAGAGCTTTCGGTAAGGCACCTCGACGGTCCCTAATGTTTTTAGACATGATTTGATCTATCTGTCGAATGATGACGTCCAAAGAACCATCAGCCCCTGTTTGAGTCTCTACAGAGGCCCCTGCATAGTTGTGCACATTGACTGTGGTTCCCCGATTCGAGGAAGGAGATAGAGTGTTGTCTGTCACCGTCTCATTGGGGTGCATGATGGCATAGAAACCACCGTGGCCGTCCACACCACCCGATCGGGGACCATCTGGTGTATCACCACCTCCTTCAAAGCTGAGGACCACAGAACTGATATTTGTAATCAACGAAGCAGTCGCAGCCATAGTAGATGCCATGGCTGCCAAATTGGAGGGCCAAGGAAGGGAAGCGGCTTCAGCAATGCCTAGTTGGATCTTGATAAGAGCCTCTGCAATGGAAAACGCCTTAGACACAGCAAACATGGTTTTGTAAGCACCACTTTGCTCACCAAATGCCTGCCCCATCACCGTAGCCATTTGGTCGAATGAGGAGGACATGCTCTGAAGTAACACTTGATTACGCTGCCGGGCATACATCTCCTGCATCTGCAGCGCCTGCTTCTGCATATTGGTGAGCATGGTTTGCTTCTCACGCTCCATACCTACCTCTTCAGCGTTCCAGTTCTCGAGAATCTCACGACGGCGGTCGTAGCTATCCATCATGTCTTGCTCTTGCTGCTGAAGAGCAGAGATTTGATCAACTTCGTCGATGCCTGTCTTATAGTTCATCGACCCAATCTGCTTTGCCTCTTCTCGTCCAAAAGTCTTGGGTCCAAACGTATCAGGAGCGGCGCTGGAGAGCTGAGTGTTCATCCCTCGAATATACTCCGATTGATTGATCACCCCGTCGTCAAAGGCCCGTTTGTATTGCTCGATCTTCTGGATGGCTGCTTCGAAGGGATCTGTCAGATCACCCTTTAGGTTCAAAGCAGACAAAGCCCGAGCATATTCAGATTCTGCAATAGCTCCGGAAGCCAACATATCATCATACTTCTTCTTCGTCTTCATCCCCTCTTCCCAGGGATCCTTGATAGCGAGCTTCAACTGGACAACCTCAGGAGAGTTCTTAGTATATGTGATATGAGCTGCGGTTTTGTTGATTCGATCGATCTCGCCAAAATACTTATCAAGCTCTGCATTTACCCTCTTTTGGGTCTCGGCTTCTTTTGCATTAGCCGCGGCAATGGCTTCTGTCTCCGCTTTGGCTTTTTTGTCTGCCTCTGTTTTCACTCTGCGTGCTTCCGCAGCTTCATTCATAGCATCACGAAGCTTGTCCCATACTGACTTCTCCAGGAGCAACTTGTCCATCTCCGCTTGAGTCTGCTCAAGGACTTGTTCGATGGACATGCCCATATTCAACAACTCTTGACTGGTTTCATCAGAAGCTCCAAACATCCAAGCCATTTGGACCCCCATGGGGGCAGGAAGTTGCTCGCCTTTTTTCATCCGGGCCATCTCCTCTTTCGAAGGAGTGAACAGAGCCTTCGAGATATGGAGAGCAGCGAGCTGGACACCCTTTACGATCACAAGCCATCCCTGCAACACATTAGACACAAGCCAAACGGCATCGTAAAGGACCGTCCGAATAACCTCGGCACAAGACTCGATAGATCCCTTCCACTCTCCTGTATTGGTGGCCATGTCCCGGAGGACTTTCGTGACCCCTTCAAAAATGGGCATTAGTTCCTGACCGATCAAAAGCAGGACCTCACGAAAAGCAGCCTGTATCTGTTTCCACATCTCGGTGTAGGACTCGCTCAACGTATCTGCCGCAGTCTTTGTGGTCCCCTTTGCTGCCAGCAGATTCGTTTCGTATTCACGAAGCTTCCCAGACATACCGATCAAGGACTGAATTGCTTCTACGGAGCGTGAACTGAACCCGAGGAGCTCGAGAGTCATCTTCTTCTGCTCATCCGATGCTCCCTCCAATTTCCCCTCCAACTGCTCTACAATGTCGGCAAGCGGGAGCATCTTGCCAGTAGCGTTGAAAACACTGAGTCCGAACATGTCCCAGGTCTCTTTGTTATCCACGGCAGACTTCTGCATCTCTTTGAACGCTGTCGAGAGCATCATTCCAGCCATGCTCCCTCGGATACCTGTCTCAGACAAGGTCATCAAGGCAGCCACACCTTCTTCGATACTCTTGTGAGTAGAACGGAGAGCGATTCCGAAGCGTCCCTCAATAGCTGAGGCCAACTCCCCATAGGATGCAGAAGTTTGCTGGGAGGCTGCGATAAGTACGTCGGAAACGTGTCCTAAGGCCTCCATCTTTGTTGCTGAGTCTGCAGAAGCAAGTCCGAGGGCCTTAACCGTGCCGGTCAGTACCTTCGCGGACTCATTCATGCTGAGTTCAGTAACCTGTCCAAAAGCCTCTACTTGAGTGAGCGCTTTGATGCTGTCTGCTACGGTGTACCCTGCTTTGGACAGTGTAAGATAGGAACGAGCAATATCGTCTGCATCTTCACCTTGAGCAATGGCAAAACTTCGGGCCGCGGTCTCTAGTTGCTGACGCATCTCCGCAGTGACCCCCTTCATATTGACAACGCTCTTGAGCATTGCCTCGTCAAACTTAGCGAACTCTTTAATCGAGACCGCCGAAATACCCGCAACGGCCGCAGTGATGGCGGCACCGGAGATCAAGAGACCTTTTTCAAAGGCTCCGACCTTAGCAGACATGGAATTCGTCTGTACCGCGACCGCCTGTGACGCCTTCTGGAACTCTGCGATCAGATTTCCGGATTGAGCACGAAGCTCCACCATCAAAACACCCATTGCAATTTCGTTCATTGCTTCGGTCCCTTCTTGTTTGGCTTCCGTTTACATCCCTTTGGGATCACCGTGCAGGCTTTCCACAAGGCTGAGCTCTCAGCTGAGATCTTCTTTCGGTATGCTTTCTTCTCTTCCTCCGTCATCTTGGAGGTATCTACTTTGTCGACTTCTTCGAGAGTAGAAGCATGACGGAGCAAGAAGTCTTCGAGTTTAACCTTCGATGGATCCTTTACCCTTCCCCTGCATACCTCGAGGGCTATCTGCGCCAAGTAGTAGTCTTGACGCAAATGTTGGGTTCGAAGAAAGGATCTCCACTCAAAGAACTCTGAGACTGTCGTAGTGGCTTTAACGTACTGAAGTGGGAGACCCAAGTGGGATGCCAATTGCATCCACGCCACCTTGTCCCCCGTTAGTCTTTTTTTGCTTCAGCCTCGGCCTTGTCCGGCGTCTTGTTGAGCTTGTTCAGCTCTTGAGCGGCCTTGTAGAGCCCTTCAACCACCACAGCCGGCCAGGACTGAATGGTAGTGGTGGGGACG